GCTTATACCAGTCCTATACGGATAATGAATGGGATATTAATTTACAATGCGTTGACGGTTTAGGTTTGCTTGCTGATTTAGCATTTGTAAAGTCTGACGGCGTACCTTATACGGGTAAAATGAGAATTATAGACATTATTAGAAACTGTTTAAATAGAACAGGGTTAAAATTAAGGGTCAATACTTTAGTAGATATAGAGTTTTACGGAATGGTAACAGGTTTTAATGCAGATGTACTGGCAAATGCTTATATAAATACCGATAGATTTAGAAAAAGTGATAAAGAGACAATATCTAGTTGTCAGGAGGTTTTAGAATCTATACTTTCTATTTTTAGCGCTGTACTTACTCAAGAGAACGGAGAATGGTTTATTTACAGACCTAGCGCTGTATTTCTGTCAAGTAACCCCAGTTTTAGACGGTATGAAGTAGACGGAGTAAATCCAGTTGCACATTCTATTAATTTAAAAAGAATTATCGGTAGCCAAATAGACGGATTTGGTAGACTTCATCACTGTAATAGAAATCAAAAAATAGAGCTTAAAGGAGCGATCGCATCTTTTAGACTGGGCTATAAATATAGTGATTTCGGAGGATTTTTAAGAAACGAAAAACTACAACATGTTGCAGGAACTAATGTTTTCGATGGCTGGACAGTAAACACATGGACACAAGATAGAAGGCGAGGCAGATTATATTTAGATCCTGTTTCTACAACTGGTATAAAATTCGTATCAGGTATGAGTACCATATCTGAGACGTACCCGCACACATTGGCTTTGACTTCTACAGGAGGAGCAAACTTACAAGCAGGTTACACGCTAGAATTTAAAGTTACTCTAAGGTCTTACGGATTCCCTTCAAGATATAATTTTACTGTTTATGTTGGAGACTATAGCTTAAATATGCTTGATGGATCTTGGCAAGAAGGGAGTCTAAGTATAGATATTCAACCCGACAGACCTTTGATTAATAATACTGGTACTGTAGTAGATCCTGCTCAATTTTGGGATAAAACTTATACCATATCTTCTCAACCAATACCTGCAGATGGTGTTTTAAGAATCACGGCAGAGGTGCCAGTAAAAGCAATGTCTGGCAGTAGCGGTTTCGTTTTATCTGAGGTTATATCAGAAATTAGAAGCATAAACGTTACAGTTGCGAATACAACGCCCATAGTAGGCGAATTTCACACGGTTGGCAGAGTGGCTAAAGTAAGTTCTATAGTTAAGGATAATAAAAACGTACAGATAGGCGATAGCTTAAACAGTACTTATTTAGGCGCAATTTACCAAGCTAATCAAACCGCTTTAACTTCCAATTGGTACAGGAGACAATTTCCAGGATCAGAAGTAAAGCCACTTTTGAGAATAGCAGCAGAAGAGGAATTGCGCATAGCTCAGAAGCCTTTGAAATTATTTTCGGGTGACGTATTTGGTTTTGTTTCTTATTTATGTAGATTGGAAATAAACAAAATAGAAGGATTTTTTATGCCTATATCTTGGTCTTATGATACATTTACGGATATTACAACTATGAAAAGCCTTGAATTATATGCGCCAGAACTGCCCGATATAAAATACGAGCGAACAGATGATTATGGCGAGACTGTAAAACCTACGATTGTTTAATAATTTTATTTATCTTTGTCTATATGGATTACGTTAACGGAGAAGATAGGATTTTATATGTACAAGTAAATAGTATTTACATGCCTGTGGGTTGCTTAACCGGAAACGGTATAAGCGAAACTACCTCCATGTTAGATACTACAACATCGGATAATGAAGGCTGGGAAACGTTCAGACCTACGTCACAAGGATATAGCATTTCTTTTTCTGGTTTGCAAATAAATACTACAGCTTACGCCGGTTATTTTGCAATAGCGTCTTACGATAGATTAAAGATTTTAAAAAGAGATAGAACTTTAATTAACTGGAAAATACAAGGTAAAAAATTTCCAATAGTAGATTACGGAAAAGCTTATATATCTGACATATCAGAAACTAGTAATGTAGGAGAGTTTTTAAGTTTTTCGGGAACAATGACAGGATACGGAAAACCATTAATACAGGAGTTAGCAGGAGTTTTATTAAACAATGGCGATCCTAACACAGTAGTGGCGACAGAAAATAACGAATTAATTAAAGTATCATAATAATGGCAGACGAACCTATTTTAACAACGATTCGGGTAGATCAGCTACCACCTCAGGCTATAACTCTATCCAGTGCAATACCTCATGCTTTAGGCACGACGCTATATAAAGGTTTAATTTCTGAAATAATAGCTTTACTGCCTCAGTCCGTATCTTACAGACCTTACGAGGTAAAACAGCTAAACGTTACTGATTTATACATTACACAGAATTTTACTTTAGACGGTACGGCATCTAGTGGAATAGGTAAATCGGATGGACTTTGGGCAGGTTGGGCAATTATGAACGGAAATAACGGAACTACAAATATGGACGGCGCTATTGCTTTAGGGTATGGTGTTAATAACAACTCTATGCGCGCGCAAGTAGGGGAAGATCAAAAACTAGTCAATATGCCTACGTCAGGATTTCAAACTGGATCAACTGTTGCGGGAGCACCTTCCGGAAGACTTATAGTGTCCTCTGGGCTATCTGGGAGTTTAGACTCAGTAAGGAAGGTAGGCGACTTAATTCCTCAATTAAGCTTTAGCGTTAGGCAGAAGTCATACGTCCAACTATTCATTATGAAATTACCTTAAAAACATGACAGAATATAATACTATAAGAGTTGGCGAATTACCTCCTGCGCCTTGGGGCATGACAAACTTATTGCCTAAAGAGGTTGCAGGTAATCTTACTAGAGGCACCGTTCAGCAATTAGCTGATTTAATTTCAGATTATATCGGCACAGCATCTAGTTTGGCGTTTAATCCCACTACTATTTTAGATGGTGGCACTTTACCTGACACGGATTCACCTGAATGGGTATTGGTAGGCAAAGGGACTTTCTACAATGTTAACGGCGGGGCAACTATTACTACAACGGAAGAGTTAAATGCTCTTACTTCTAACGGCACGGTTTGGGATTTGTCGGTTGAAATACCTATAAACGTAGAACTGGCAGGCATAGTACAATCTGTTAGATCAGGATATACTACTACTGCGCCAAGCGAAGATGCCGTATTTAATGCGATAGCACAGTCTATACCTGAAGGCACAGAAATGCTAGTAAATAAACAAAATTCGCTTGTGCCTGATCCTTCTGGGGTTAAATACATAACTGCTAACGCTGTAATTAATGGATTAGACGAAAAACAAAATACATTAAGATTATATACCGTTGGGGGTAATCAAACTGTTAGTAATGATTGGAATAAAAATACAATTGTATTTACAACATCTGGAACTATCACAGTCCCCGACAATTTATCTGTATCTTTTTATTTTAACGGGATTACACTTCCCGGGGTTAATTTAACTTGGATTTTAACAGGAGATACAACATGGGTGTCCGGAGATCCAGGGACTACAACTGAAAATAAGAGATTTATTTTTGCTAAAAAAGGCGCAGAGGAATCTATTATTTTTATTGCAGATGAAGAAGGTACATTTATAAATGTTAAAGATTTCGGCGCAAAAGGGGACGGAATAAATGATGATACTAATAATATTCAGAATGCGATAAATAATTGTTTCACTAATGGAGGGGGAACTGTTTACTTTCCTGAGGGAGTTTATGTATTATTAGGAAATCTTATAACATCTTTAGACTCTGTAAATCCTAATTGTCAATTATATTTACCTTTGACAACAGAAGTAAATATAGGTAATTCACCAGTTATTAAACTTTTAGGCGAATCACCTAACTTTAACACTAGCGGACTTATAGCGTGGACAAAGAGCAATAAAGGGTCAATTTTGCTTTCTAAAATATCAGGTTCGGGTATAAATCCAAGCGTTATAGGTTCAAGTTATTCTGTGACTACTTTTGGAAATTTTAACTATACTCAATTAGAGGTCGAGAATTTAGGCATAAGAGTAAAATCATTAAGCGGTTCAGCCCACATTGAGCCAACGGTTGGGGGTATTAACGCTGGCAATATAGAGTTATTTGCAGCTACAAATTTACATATAGACACGGAAAGCCCTAACTACTTGACAGTTGAACCGTCCGTAGATGTTTCAGGTATTATTATGCCGTATGTAAATAATAATGCTTGGTCATATCTTAATCGAGTATCAATTGAAAATTTCAACAAAGGCATAAGAGTTAGCGAGCACACTAACGGGACAAATGTGTCTATTTGGAATTGCGTAGAAGGTTTAAGGATGGAATCGTCAGGACATTTAAGTTCTTTTGATCATTTACTTATAGCGTGGTGCAAATATAATATATACACAACCTCTTCCGCTTTGCCAGTTAAGCCTACTTTAAAAGTAAATAATCTTGTCATTGAAGACTATAATAATTCCCTGGGTGCAAAATGGTACGCTAATACATTCGATGTTTATGATCCAGCTAATCAGCTCAGAGGAGAGCTTAAATATTTAAAAGTAATTTCAAATGCGGGCATGTCTACTAAATTGACTGTTTCTGGAGCAAGAAAATTAAATAAATATAATCTTTTCAAAGAAGGTGAGAAAAATGAAGTTGTAGGTTCTCAGGCGTATACTAGTCAATCTGGTCCAGGATTATCAGGGTTTACCGATATAGCTATCTTAGAGGTAAATTCAGATGTATCGTCATCATCTGACGATGGTTTTGCCAATATATATCTTACACATACTCAAAGTGGCAACAATAATTTAGTTGGAAGAATAGCTTTTATAAATTTAGCTTCTGCTATTTCTGATAAAAGAATTGCTCAAATTTACGCCACAACTAATACTAATAAGCAGGCGGGTAAACTGTATATTACGGTAAATGATGGTGCTACGATGCAATCAGTAATTGAAATAGATGCAAATAGAATTAAGTTTCAAAAATCATTAAACCTTAAAGGGTACACGGTTGCAACTTTACCTACTGGAAATGAAGGTGATTCTGCTTACGTAACTGATGCATTATCTCCAACGTATTTATCAACTATTATAGGAGGAGGGTCAGTAAAATGTCCTGTGTTTTATAATGGGACTTCATGGGTTGCGCATTAATATAAAAACAATCAAACATGAAAAATACATTCGGTTTTAACCAAATAACAACGACTACACCGTCATGGGCAAAGTGGCTTTTTAGAATAGTTTTCTTTTTAAATAAAGTAGTTGCCGGCTATATCGCTGCGACTAACTTAATTAGTCCGGAGGCTAAATACGAAGTGACTTTATTTTTAGTTTTAATCATTGATCCTTTAGCTTATGGATTTTCTAAGATGTTTGGGGTGGAAATTGATCAACAAGAAGAAAATACTAATGTAGTGATGGATGTGCCACCGGATATTGCAGGAGGAGGAACTAAAAACGATCCACCTACAAAGCCTTAAAAAATGAAATACATAAAACATATATTGTCAGAAACAATTTTCTTACTCCCTTATTTATTAATGGGAGTAAGTTTTTTATCTATTATTTATGATTGGATAGGATTAAATTTTGATAAAAACTTTTGGTGTAATTTAGGAGGTTATTCCTTGTTTACCAATATTATATTTGTATATGTTTTAACTTTAAATAAAAGTTATTGCTACACTACAAGATTGTTGCCTATCTCAATGACATTAGTCTCTGTTTATAATATTATTGCTTCTTTTTTTCCTGAGCGATATGCTGAATACGAAAAATACTATGAGGTAATAATTTTATCAGTAACTTTGTTAGTAGGTATAATTTTATGCATTAACAAAAAACTTAATAAATGATGTTTTTACAAGCTCAGGCACAAGCGGAAATCGCACATAATTTTATTGATCTGACAACAGCTTGCATAACTGTAATTATTACTTTATCAGGTGTTATTGTTTTCTTGTACAAAAAGCATGAAGATTTATATAAAAGATTAGAAGCTAAAAACGAATTATTTATAAACGAGTTAAGAAGCTCAAATGAACAACTTACCAACGTTTGTAACTCTTATAATCAATTTGTAAATAAAATGGATAAAATGATTGATTTATTAGTAGAATCAAAAAAATAAAACCATGTGTAATTGTGCGATAATAGAACCGGACAACAAAGATCTTCAATATAGGCGAATTATAATGCAGTCGATTGAGTGTGCATTAAAAAGAGGTGACGAAGTATTTGAACGTTTAAAACATAAGGAACAAAACATACCTATGAATTCAACTTTTAAAGAGTTCAAAGAATCAATTAAAAAAATAGATCACGAAAATTTAAAAACTTAATTATGGATCAGATCACATTAGATAGAATTAAAGAGGCTCACCCTTCTATTAGAAAGCAATTGCAACAACAGTACATTGAAGCAAATAATCTGCTTGGTAAAGGCGCAAGATTGCGGTTTGCTTATGTTTATCGTTCAAATTCTTTACAAGATAAATTATTTAATCAAAAACCAAAAGTAACTAATGCGAAAGGTGGACAATCAATACACAATTATGGACTTGCTTTTGATATTGTTTTGCTTTATGATAATGACGGAAACGGAACATTCGAAGAGGCAAGTTGGTCAATGATTCGTGATTTTGATAAAGATGGTAAAGCCGACTGGAAAGAAATTGTTGATTATTTCAAATCCAAAGGTTGGGAACATGGAGGCGATTGGAAAAGCTTTAAAGATCAACCTCATTTTCAATTAAAAAAGCCTGACGGAACGTCTTATAAATGGCAGGGATTAATGAATAAAATACATAATGGAGATTCAATAAGAGATATTAACGGAATTACATATCCTAATTTATAAATCACGAGATTAATGTAATATCTCTTAAAATTTACAACTATGAAAAAACAAATTTTAATATTAGTTGGAACAATTGAAGGTGTTTATCAAGATACGGTATTTGGAAACGTTTTTGAAGGAGGTACATCAATATAAGACATAAGTAGTCGAAATTTTCCACTTTTAAAACCAAGAGATTCTCTCAATATCTCGCAAAATTTACTAATATGAAAAAACTAAACATAATTTATTTGTGCCTTTGTGCTGTATTGCTATATTCGGCTTGTTCATGTGGAGCGCGTCGAGTAAACAAAGAATCAACTAAGGAGGAAATTAAAACCGAAGTAGTTGATAATTCCGTTATAGAAAAACAAACCGATACCAACATTAAAAAAACGACTACTGTAAAAGTTGATGATAAAAACGAAACTGTTACCGAGGAAACTATCACGGAACCTATCGACGCATCAAAAGAAAGCTTTGTAATCGAAAAAGACGGAACTAAACTAATATTGAACAACGCTAAAAAGATAGTTCGTAAAACAACGCAAAATAATAATACTAAAACTGAACTTGTAAATAATATTGATGAGTTTAAAAAGGAGGCAGTTAAAGAACAAAAAGCCGTCAAACAAGTAGTAGAATCAAAAAAACAAAATAGCTCAAAGCAGATAGATAAAAAAGCATTCAGCCCGTTTAACTTGCTTTGGCTTTTAATTCCTATTGGTATTATTTACGTTTTCTATCGTATTTGCAAAAAGTTGCCGTTATTTCCGAAATTATAATTATCTTTACAAAGATAAATTTATGTTTTGGATCCGACCCCGTAATTTTTAGTTTATCAAACATTCTTTCATAATTGATATTTTTTTGGTTTTTAGCGGATTGGTTACCCGCACAATTTGGTTTAAACCGCTTCTTAATTGGAGCGGTTTTTTTATGCTACGAAAAATAAAAAGTGTTAAAAATTAAAATAAAGCTTTGTTATTTAAAAAACAATGTTATATTTGTACTCAGATAACAACTAAAAAAATATTTATTATGACAATGCACAAATTATATAACAAACTTACTACTTCAAACGGATACTTTGAATATAATCAAGGAACAGCAGATGTTTCTGAAGGATGGAAACTATCTATTCAGGGGAAAACCGTGCAAGATGCTACGTTTTTATACGAGGCGTTAAGAGGATTGTTGTCTTCTACTAAATGTTCTTTTAAAATTGGAACACAAAAGCTTATTGATAAAAAGCATCCTCAACAATCTACAAAGTTGTTGACTATTTATGTGCCAAACGGTGTAGAAGTAAAAAGCTTCTGCGAGTTAGTGTATTTAAACATCATGGAATATAAAGGCGGTCAGGATATTAAAACGCCTGAATCATACGAGCATTACGCAAATGCGATTTATTTCCGTAACGATAGAAATGAATCTGGGGAGTACATCCCCGCAAATTAATCTATATGAAAAACAACGAGAGAAACGCAGGCAGAAAAAAGAAAACCAACGAGCCTTATACGGTTCGTTGCCACCCTAAAGTTATTCAAGACGTTAGGAAGTACGCAAAAGAAAAAAGCGAGGAATTTATTAACAACCAAAAAACAAAGTGATATTATGAAAAAATTATTATTAAGCGGAATCATTATTTTATTTATTTCCTGCGAATCAAAAAAACAATCAAAAATAAGGATATATAATGATTCATTAGTTAGTCTTAGAGATTCTATTGAACCTTTATTTTTAAAGTCAGCAGATAAACATTCAGAATATATATCAAAAGCTTATGAACTTATGTTTTTAGATGATTTTGAGAAAGCTGAAAAATATGCTGACTCTGCAAAATTAGAATCAGATAAAGTAAATTCATTTTATAATAAAATGTATCCTTAAGATAAAAACTAAAATCATGAAAACAATAGCAGTTTTAACACCGAATTACCAAGATTTCAATCAGTATCGTTTGGAGCAGAAATACTCCGGAAACGATCAAAATTTCATCCAAGTACAAACTATTGAAGATGTTTTAAAAAACCAATTCAACGACTTTGTTGTAAAATCGAACTCGGTAAAAATGCCGAATGTCAATGCTATTATTAAGGCTGTTGAGAATAATATTAATCAGTTAAATTAAATAATTATGATGTGGATAAAAATAGAGGATAAATTACCTCCTAAAAATACGTTAGTATTAGTTAGAAGATTGCCAAATAAAGTAGAAAAAAATCCTGTTTATTACGCAATGAGACAATATAAAGAATTAGCGACTAATCCAGACGCTTCAAAAGATTGTTTTTGGTTCGGACAACATCAGTCTAATTTCTTATCAGAGAACGAAAGTTGTTATAATTTAGATCCGTTCAGTAACTTTAGTGATGTTACAGTAAAAGAATGGGCATTTATAGAACCAATATCATAGCTCATGAACCCGGAACTATTCAATCACTACGGAACGCAAATCCGAAAGAAATCAAAGCGAGTGTACAGAAAGTCGTTGAAAGCTGTTATCGTGTCGAAACACGCCGCTATAACAACAATTCAAACCACAACCCACTACGCAAAAGAAATACGCTTACAGGCAAAAGTATTTAAAAACAATATTATTACTAACCAGATAAATAAATATAATTATGAAAAAAGTGATATTAGACGAATTTAAAAAAGATAAAGTTTATGTAAAAGATTTAGACGATGATAGCATTGTAGGTATTTTGTGGCAGGATGGAGAAAAAACAACTTACATTTCATTTGAGGGCAGATACTTAGAAATAGATAACTTTCAGAAAAAAGCAATGGTAACGAGTAAAGATATCCAAACATATATTAATACATCAGTTACGATTAATGAAGTTTATGTTTTTGATACGGTTAAGGAATTGTTTAAATGGATGTCTGAATAATGGAAATTAAGCTATACACTAGATTTCTGCTATGGAAAATAACCAAATCAGAGAAAGCAATTAAAAAATTAACCGAAGATGGATGCCGGCATATAAAAACAAAGTACTTTTTCTTATACCGAATAGATTCATTCAGTAAAATAATTTAAACCCTAAAATAGAAATAAAATTATGGACTTATCAAAAACAATCATTCCTAAATCAGATCAATTAAATGCAGATGATTTAATTTCAGGATCAAAAACAATTAAAATTAGAAACATAAAAGGAGGCGAAGATGAAGCCCAGCCGGTTTCAATTTACTTTTACGGGGATAACAACAAGCCGTTTAAGCCGTGTAAATCAATGCGCAGAGTATTGGTGCAATTATGGGGTTCTGAAAGCTCAGTATTCCACGGCAGAAGACTGACTATTTATCGTGACGATACGGTAAAATGGGCAGGAGTAGAAACTGGAGGCATAAGAATAAGTCACGCTTCACACATTCCTGAATCAACACGTGTATTGGTTACTGCTTCAAAAAACAAACGTGTGCCAATGACTATTGATGTTTTGCCGTTGGTAGAATTAAAAGATTTAGCAGGAGCTAAAAAAGCAATCAAAGAAAATAAAGTAACTATTGATGCTATTTTAGAAAAATACGATTTAACGGATGAACAATTTAAAGCGTTACAAGATGAAAATTAAGCCATTCAAATGTAGAGCTTCAAAGATTGGTTTATTAATTACTAATCACACGGGTAAATCATATAAAGAGCAGTACGATGATGCTATAGCTAAAAAAGAATCATTAAATGAAAGACTTAATGGATTTGTAAATAAACAATGTAAAACGGCTATTCTGATTGTAAATGAAAAACTACCTGAAACAGAAAAAGAAATCGAAAGATTAAAACCGTTAGTCGATGAAGTAATTTTAAGCGAAACCGCAAAATCATACTGCAAAGAATGGCTTATATCTGAGATTACAGGAAAGAAAAAAGATATTAGGTCTAAATACCTTGCTCGCGGTAAAGCAATGGAAGAAAAGGCTATTGAAAGAATATCTAAGCATTACGGTTTAGTCTTGGTAAAAAACGAAGAGCCGTTAGAAAACGAATATTTTACAGGAACTTACGATACTAACACGCCTGAAATAGTTATCGATGCAAAAGTGCCTTTTGATTGTTTCACATTCCCTTATTTTGAAACGGAACCAGATAAAAATTATTATGGTCAAATTCAAATTTACCAGGAATTGAAAGAATTAAAAAAAGGATCTTTATGTTATTGCCTTGAAAACGGAAGCGAAGAGCAAATAAATAAACTTTCTTGGGATCTTGCCAGAGATTTAGGTAAAGACGAACCTGATATTGAAGATTGGGATATAGCGGTTGAAATGCTTAGTTACGATAATTTACCGGATTCATTAAGAAAGAAAGTTTTTGAATTTGGCTACGATGAAGCATACATTAAAAAAGCTGAGAAAATGGTTTTGGCTTCTAGAAAATATATTGAAACTGAATTAATACCAATGTTAAATTTATAGTATGCTAACCGTTCAAACAATCAGACAGGCTATGATTAAAAACCCGCATCATAGCCTTTGGGATAAGCCAGTAAGTAAATGGACTGACCAAGAAAAGAAAGAATTTGATAGCCTTGAAGAAAAAAAGAAACGCAATTGGAAAGCGGTTAATTCTGTAAAGGTTATTCGAATTAGTGACGGTTTTGAATACCCATCTATTTCTGAGTGCAGAAGACAAAACGGATTTTGCAAGGTTGTAATGGATAGAAAAATAAAAGAAGGTGTGGAGTTTACCACCAACCCAAACAACATCGAAGTAATAGACCCTGAAACAGTAGAGGCAGATGGAATATTATTGGACGTATAACGAATTGGTAGAAGCGTACGGAATAACGAAAAGTGCGCTTACTCATAGAGTTCAAAATCTTAACATTAAAGGTAAAAGACTAGGAACTGACGGAACTGTTTATTTTAATATAAACCAAGTAAAGAAAATTATTAATTACTTAGACTTTAAAAATAAAGAAAATCATCCTAGAAAAATTAAAATAGTTGATTTATACGAAAAAGGAATGACTGGTAATTCTATATCTAAAAAATTAAAGATTAGTATTAAACTTGCTTATGATTGTATTAAAGAATATAATTTAACGGGATGTATTGTCGTAGAATCTAAACTAAACAACATGGAATCATGACATTACTCGAAGCAATAACATCATTAGAGGATTTTAGTATATTTCAGGAAGAAAAACCGAAATACGATTTATATCCTCAATCTGATAATTTAAAAGAAGCTATTAAAATAGCAATTAATTTACTAAATAACATTGATTAACCCCAAAGACGATTCACTTCGGCTTTTTTTAGTGATATGCGGAAAATAAAATAATTGAAAAATAATATTGTATATCTAAAAAGTATTTGTATATTTGTACAAGAAATAACAACTAAAAATATTTATTATGAAACCAGGCGAACAAGTAAAATTTAAAAACCCAATTTCAGAATTTGAAAAGATATCTATTTATAAAATTACAAATATTAACGATGAAACGAATAGAGCCTTAATTACTCATGTAAACGGCAATTTACCGATCGCGCCTACTGAATTAGTAAGCTTAAACGATATTGAATTATTATGAAAAAGAAAAAAGTATTAAATGCTTATGCAGGAATAGGCGGAAATCGTAAACTATGGGGAGACGAATATGAGGTTACCGCAATTGAATTAGAGCCTAAAATAGCCGAAACGTATAAAAATTTCTTTCCTAAAGATATTGTTATAGTTACAGATGCACACCAATACATATTGGATCATGCTCATGAATTTGATATTGTTTGGAGTTCGCCACCATGTCAAACTCACAGCAGAATGATGAAGGCAACAAGGCATCCGAAAAAAAGATATTCAGATATGAGTTTGTATCAAGAAATATTGTTTTTAACTCATTTCTACAAAGGTTTGTTTGTAGTTGAAAATGTAAAACCATATTACGATCCTTTGATTAAGCCTACTCAATCATTGGGAAGACATTTATTTTGGTCAAACTTTGAAATATCTCCTTTTTTTACAGAGCCTAATTTTAAAAATTTTATAACTTCAGCAACCGTTAAAGAAACTGAAGAACTAAAAAAATGGTTAGGATTGATTTACGAGGGAAACTTATATTACAAAGGAAACCATGATCCTGGTCAAATATTAAGAAATTGTGTGCATCCGGAAATGGGATTACACGTTTTTAAATCAATATAAAAATAAAAAAATATGAAACAAGAAAGTAAAAGAGGCGGTAAAAGAGCAGGAGCAGGACGACCAAAAAACGAAAACAAAGGATATTTTATACAATGCCACCCCACTAAAATAAAGGAGGTCAGAGAATTTGCAAAAAATATTTCTAAAATAATTGAAAAATAATATTGTTTATCTAATTATTAGTTATATCTTTGACAAACAAAAACAAATAAACCATGAAAACTAAACAAATAGTAATGACCAGCGCCCACGCAATATTCAAAATGCAAAACGTAACTTTTTCTGAGGCTTTGACATTAGCATGGTCTAAGACAAAACAAGGCGTTAAAGCTATTGCAATGAAGTGTAATAAGCAGATCAAGTCGGAGCGTTGGATAGGATATGAAACCGTTTACTTTAATGAATTGGTTTTTCAGAGTATTGTTGTTAGTAGAACAGTTTGCGACAACTCAGGAGCAAGACACGATTACGGAATAGGCGCATATAACGGAGATTAATTAACCACTTAAAAATAAATATTATGAAACTAGAAAAAGAAAACACGTTACTTGATCTTTCTATTTTAAGCAGTGAGGAAGCTCATTTTATTAAAGAAAAAACACAAATTAGTTTAAAGGATGGCAGTTATCCTTTTTTAATTTATGAAAATTTAGAGTATAATAAATGTATGTTCGAGTATTTTGCGCCAAATTCAATTCATACTGATATTAATTACCATGTTTTATCATTTAATGATTATGTAAAAATTCACTTTTAATTTAAATAAATATTATGAAAGATTTTAAAATAGAAAAAGGCACTCACTACATATCTTCAACAGATAAATTTATAGTTGTTGCTTATATGCCTTCACAAGATAAGTTTATGAATATTAGTTTTTATAATGAAGCTAATTCAAAAAAAACTTCAGAACTGCATATTGGTGTTTGGAGGCTAAAAAGTTTAAAATGTGAGTGCAATAAAACAAATCCTATTTTAGGTTATGAAAACCAAATAATTGGAGATGAATGCACAGAATGTGGAAAAACTTATATGATTAATAAATTATACGAATTAGATTCAATTAACAACAATCACTTTAAAACCAACAGATAAATAAAATCACTAAAAATAGAATTATGAAAAACGGATGGATAACTCCTTACTCAACATATTTTCTTTCAAGGTATTCAAAAGACAAAAGTATTATTACTAAATGTGAGTGTTGTGAAAAATTATTTGTTACTAATATCGGAAGAAAAAGATGTTCTAAAGAATGCGCAAATAAAATGCGTAAAATAAATAAATTGCTAAAACCATGAAAACAACCCAACAAATATTCGCAAACCTCAACACCCGACTTAAAAAACGATTGTTGCCGGAACCGACAAATAGAGAAGTGTTACGTAAAATCATTAAAGAAATTGGAGTTTGTTTAAATTGATGTATTATGAAAATAACAGATATAAAAAGAGAATTCAAAAAAGGGAAAATACAAATATTTAACGATATACATGATCCTAAACCGTTTTGCAAATTAACAGATCAGCAAAACTTATTCAACCATTATTATAAAACAGACAACTATTCAAGTAGACCGTTTGATTTACCAATAATAAAACTTTCTGAATATAAAAAACTAAAATTATGGAACTAAACGAACTTAGAATAGGTAATTATTATTATTGGTCTGCAGAAGGCAAAAATTACGATTTAAAAGTAAGACGTGAAGATTTTTCAAATGATAATTATAAAAACTTTAAGCCAATACCATTAACAGAAGAATGGTTGATTAAATTCGGGTTTGAAGAAACTGATTATGCGGGAGATTGTTATTATTTAGGAAGTTTACAAATAGATTTATCAGACTTCGAATGCGCTTTTAACACTAATTGGTTAGACTGTAAAACTCAGTATTTACACCAACTTCAAAACCTATATTTCGCCCTTACAGGCAAAGAGCTAAACCGTCAAAAAATTAATTAAAACCTAAACGAAAATGAATTTAACAGAAACAAAGAAAGCTTTATACAGAGAAAATCCAAAAGCTACTTTAACAGAGTGTAGCAATGCTACTAATTATTATTCAGCACATTTAAATAACCAAGAAATGGTTTTTTTTGAAGTTCCCCATGACGACATGGGTAATGCTGAATTTGGAAAAGAGATGGAAGCTAAGTTATTAATTAGATGGATTGTCTAACCCAACACAAAAACTAACTTTAAATTATGGAAATAGAAGAAAAAATAAGCAAATTAAATTCAATATTACTTTGCTTACAGGCGCATCCTGATAATGAACCCGATTCAGAATTTGCTGATAGAATATCAGATTTAGAAGATATAATTGCTTTTGAAAAAACTAACTTAAAATAAAATTATGAAAACAGCCTTAACCGAACTATTAGAGGATTTAAACTCTATGAAAAACTCAGAAGTATTAGGAATAGCAAAAGAAGCTGTACACGAATGTATTATTACCGTAACTTCGTATTTAGAAACCGAAAAACAGCAAATTATTGATGCTTATTGGGAAGGTAAAAATAATGGATTCGCTACAGATGATGAATACTACACCTCAACATTCGAAACAAACAAAGAAACTTTAAAATAAATTGGGATGAAAGAACTTAGCCATTACTTCAGATTAAAAGAAATAGATCGTATTGAAGCGGAAAAACAATGTTTAATAAATCTAAAAAAAGTCATTGGTATTTGCGTTAAAAAAGATTATAATTTCAATATACATTCACACGAAGGATCAAGTAGTATAAATGTTACAACAGATAAATTTACGACATCTTATAGTTCGTATTTCAAAGGCACTCTAATAAATTACAGCGATGAAATTGGAACAATGACAATGATTCAATTATTAGACAAACTACGTAAAACCCACTAACGCCAATAGGCATAAAAATTTAGTATTATGAAAGAAAAGAAAATTATTTTACACTTATGCGCTGATATAGGAAGCGATTCAATATTCTATCAAAACAATCCAGAGTACCACGTTATGGAAATTGGAAAAGATATTGGAGTTGAAAATTATACACCTCCTAAAAATGTTTATGGGATAATTGCAAACCCGCCATGCCAAGAATTTTCTATTGCTCCGGGATATGATAAAACAGGAAACGAAGAAAAAGGATTGTTTTTAGTAGAGCATTGTATTAGAATTATTCAAGAAGCTAATCCGGTTTGGTACGTTATAGAAAATCCTGCTACAGGACGTTTAAAGAATTATTTAGGAAAACCTAACTACATTTATCAGCCTTGGGAATTTGGTTCGCCATGGACAAAAAAAACGGCTTTATGGGGCGTATTTAATAAACCAGATAGAATTTATAAAAAATGGGAAGATGTGCCAAAAATACCTAAACTGTATGTCAGACCAGGTAGAACAAAACCTGGATTAGTTTATTTTCACAAATCAGCAGTTAAAATTATACCTGAAATGCAATGGGCTTCCGAATACATAAAAACTGATGCTGACATTAGATCAATGTGTAGTCAGGGTTTTGCTAAAGCATTTTATGAGGCTAATAAATAAATAATTTTGTACAATCCAACAAAACCCCCTATCCTTACAAATAATTAAGGCTAGTGAAAATTAGGCTGATTAAATAAAAAGAAGTATATTTGTATCGTTGTTCAGGTCTCACACCATATGAACTAAAGAAATTACACAGCTCCTATAAGGAAAATCGAAGTGAGACCCGATTTGAATTATGGGAGTTTTTGTTTTTAATACTTAATATTATGGAAAATTACTACTGCAAAAAACCGTGTAAAAATTGTCCTTTTAGAAATGACGTAAAACCATATCTAACAAACGAATTTGCTGAAGAATTAGCATACTCAACACAAAACCCTTACAACTCTTTTTCGTGTCATAAAACTACTGAATATGACGAAGATACTGAAGATATGGAAGTTACAAAATATAGTAAAGAATGTGCCGGATTTATAACGATGCAAATTATTGAAAACTGGGAACATATTACGCCTGAAGGATTTAAACCAAATTATGATATTGTTTACGATGGTGTTTGGGACATGATTAATGCATACGAAGAAAGAGAGGTAAATAATGGCTAAAAATTTTCCATACTTTAAATTTATTGCATCTGAATGGATGACTGGAGATATAGTTTTTGAATCTTTATCAGCTCAGGGCCTATTTATAAATATTTGTGCTTTATATTGGCAAAGAAACGGTTCTTTATCTATTGATGACATAAATAAGAGATATAAAAATCCTGAAGAACTGGCCCAATTAACCGACCGCTTTTTTTCGGTTAACGATGGCTTAATTTCGGTTAAATTCTTAGACGAACAGCTTATTGAAGCCAACCATATTTCTAAGGTAAATTCTGAAAACGGGTCTAAAGGTGGCCGTCCTAAAGCACCGAAAACATTGAAAGAAAAACCGACCGCTAACCGACCGCTAACCGACCGTAAAGCGAATGAAAGCAAAGAAGAAAAAGAAACAGAAGAAAATAATAATAAAAACAAAGAAAAGAATAATGATAATTTTTTATCCGTTTTATTAACTTCTGAAAGTTGGCTAGAATTAACATCTATGAATTCGGCCAGTAAATTTAATCCGGACCAAGTTAAGACTTTTCTAAAAAAATATAACGACACCATAAATGCACGTCAGGATTTTAAGAATAATAAAACTGAATACTGTTCGCATTTCGTTAGTTGGTTAGATAAACAAAAAGTTGAATTAGGTCCAACCAATAAAAGAAGAGTAATATCATGAGCAATATACATAATTGGGAATTAATAGAAACAAATAAGACAAGCGGAACGGCCAAAGTAAAATGTCCTGTTTGTGGTCCGGAAAGAAAAAACAAGGCCGATAAAAGTTTGTATATAAAATTTGATAGCGGAGTTGCAAAGTGTTTCCATTGTGAAGGCTTATTCTTTAGGGATAGCATTCAAAAGAAAGTAGAAAAAGAAAACTTTACATTGCCGGTCCAAACATGGAAAAATTACACTTCACTTTCGGATAATGTAGTTAAGTATTTTGAGGGACGTAAAATACAGCAATACACTTTAAAAGCATTTGAGATTAGTGAAGAAAAATATTATCAGCCGGCCCTGAATAAAGAAGTAAATAATATTGTATTTAATTATTTTGAAGGCGATGTACTCGTAAATAAAAAATACAGGTCCGGGAATAAAAAATTCACTCAGTCAAAAAATGCTAAATCTGTTTTCTATAATTTGAATTCTGTTATCGGCCAAGATGAAGCGTACATTGTAGAAGGAGAAATTGACGTTCTTTCACTTTATGAGATAGGAATTAAAAATGTTATATCAGTTCCGAACGGGGCCAACGATAATGATAATTATTGGTTAAACTCTGAAAAGTATATCAAAGACATTAAAAAATTCTACATAGCAACTGATAACGATGCAAAAGGCGATGAAGTGGCCGAAAAGATAGCGCAACGCCTGGGCCGTTTTAGATGTGAAAGAATTGTTTTAGAAGGTAAAGACGCAAATGAGGACCTGATAAACGGAGTTTTAGAAAAAACAATTTATAATACAGTAAAATATCCGGTGGCCGGGACATTTAAAGTTTCTGATTGTTATGATGATATTTTGGCCCTGTATGATAACGGAATCCCTGAAACGATATCACCTAAGCATAAATGTTTTGGAGGGCTTAAAAAGGTGTTTTCTGTAATGCGAGGTCATTTAATAACAGGGACCGGAATACCTTCACACGGTAAGTCAAATTTTACTGAGTGGTATGTGCTTAATCTGGTCCGAGATTATAAAATGAAAGCATCTTTTTTTAGTCCGGAACACCATCCGTTTTCATTGCATCACACAACTTTCATAGAAAAATCAGTTGGCCGTAATTTCTGGTATGATAATGAAGATTGCAAAAGAGTAAATAAATACGAAATCGCAAAGTATCAGGAATGGGCCGAAGAAAAGATTTATTTAACCGGAACCGAAAACGGAGAATTCCCAACTTGGGATTGGTTATTTGATAAATTTAAAGAACAGTTGTTTAGCTACGGAATTGATATTTTTGTAATTGATGCCTTTAACAAGTTGGCATTTACGGGAAATCAAAACCGATTGCAACAAATTAATGAGGTCCTAACCAAGCTTACAATGTTCGCTCAAATGAATAACGTAATTATCTTCTTAGTGGCCCATCCAACAAAGATGCAAAAAGATGCTTCTGGCCTTTATGGTTCGCCAACGCTTTATGATGTTTCCGGAAGTTCAGATTTTAGAAATCAAACTCATGACGGTTTTAGTATTTACAGATTTTTTGGGGATGAAGTAAACGAACCTAAAACCGTTTTTGAGAACTTGAAAACTAAGATGAAATTTCAGGGAGAAATAGGGGGCCAAGTTGAATATGATTATCATTTACCATCGGGCCGATATTATGCAATCGGTGAAGATGTTCCAACTTTTACAATTTGGGAAGAAGAAACACCTGTAATTAATTATCCGGACCAAGAAGAACCAAAACAAATAACCGCATCGCCTGAAGAAGCTTTTGATGTTTACGATGATTCCGGAGACGAAAACGATGTTCCATTTTAAAATTTAAAACCATGAATAAATTTAAACTAAATCAATTACTTCTTACTAAAGATGGTAGAAAAATTGGAAATGCAATAATTGTACAGGAAAATCCTTTGCATATAAAAACTGATTACGGAAATTTAATGACTAATCTATCTAAAGATGAATTAGAAATGTATTTTTATTTTCCTGACATGAAAGATTTTTATTCAATAGACGGACATAAACACTTTGTTAAAAAATGAAAGATCTGTTAGACTATAAAGACCAACTTAAAACTTCGGCATGGTTACGCAAGAAATACGAAATATTAGCGAGAGATAATTTTGTTTGCAGAAAATGTTTAGCCGATAATTTTGAATCGCAATTAGAAGTTCATCATATTACTTACATCAAAGGTAAAAAGGCATGGGAATATTTAGATTACTTTTTGGTAACTTTATGTAGAAAATGTCATCAAGAAGAACACGATAATTTAAATACTAAAAAATCTAAAAAAATAAAACAATGGCTGATAGAATTATTAACACCGAGGGCATGATGGAAAAAGTAAATGTTTACGTAAAAAAGATAATTGCTAATCCGATAACCATTGTAGATGAAATAAATATAAATACAATAGCTTCAATTAAACAAAGGTTAAAATGAAAGAACAAAAATTATTTATCGGAGTAGATCCGGACGTAGAAAAATCAGGAGTAGCTTTTAAAAACGGAAACTTAATTGAATTATCAAATTTAACGTTCTTTCAATTGTACGACTATTTAAGTTTTTACAAAGAACGCGAACTAAAACCGATTGTTTATATCGAATGTGGTTTTTTGAATAAATCTAATTGGCACAAAAAATCAAATTCAAACGCAAGTGTAAACTCTAAAATTGGAGAGCGAACCGGAGCTAATTTTGAAACTGCAAAAAAGATAGTTGAAATGTGTGAATATTTAAATTTACCTTTTGTTCAGATAAAACCAACTAAATCAAAAACAGATTCTGAATTATTCAAACAAATAACCGGAATCGATAAACGAACCAATCAGGAACAACGAGACGCTTATATGTTAATTCATGGTCGTTAAATCCCCTACACAAAAATTGAGCCTTATTTGAAAACTAAAAATAAATAGAGAAATTATGAATGCGAAAAGAAAATTAATATATGATAAGTACAATGGTAAATGCGCTTATTGTGGGTGCGAATTGCCTAAATTATGGCACATTGACCACATAGAACCAATAGTCAGGGATTGGATAAATGGAGAGTGTAAAAATCCTCACTTAAAAGATAACATAGAAAATCATAATCCGAGTTGCGCACCTTGTAATATTCAAAAAAACTCTTATTCTTTGGAACAGTTTAGAGAAAATATAAAAAACTTTATAAATTCACTTAACCAATATTCAACCCAATATAAATTCGCTAAAAAATACGGATTATTAAAAGAAACTGATGTTGAAGTATTATTCTATTTCGAAACTATCAACTAACCAACCTTATTTTAAATAACATTAAAAAAATAGATTATGAAAACAACTTATCACATGTCGACCAATATTGAAGGATTGCTAAGAAATATGAAGGGCAAAAAAATAAACTTCATAGATGATGAAAACGGAAACACAATGAGTGATGCTCAGGCTAGAAAAGAAATAGCAGAATTACAGGCATTAGGACATAAATTAATACCATCATCAGATTGTGAAGGATTTGATCCTTTTGGGGGTGGTTGTCCTGGTCATCCTTGTGAAGATTAACCCCTAAAACAGCTATTAACTATTAACGGAATTGGAAGATGAAAAATAATACTATCGGTAACAGTGATAGAACCTAATTAGAATAATCTAAATAAATAATAATTATGAAAACAGCAGTAAAAACAACAATTAAGAATTACGAGAACTTACAAGTAAAAGAAAGCGTACAACACATTTACGATGAATTACAAACAAAACACGCGTTTATGTTGCTTACACTTGTAGCGCACAATGGGAATGAAACGCCAATCGGAATAAAAAAAACCTCAATTAAGCTATTTAAACAACTGTATAGCGATGAATTTAATAGAAAGAATAAAAGAACTGCGCCTTGAAATAAAGACGCTTAAATACGAAAGAAATGGTATTCAAAAACAAATCGACCAGAAAGAAGATATTTTGGAAGAACTCGAAAAGTTAACGGTTAACCAGATAGACATGTTTGATAATGAAATACTGTAAATGCCGAACACCTGATTTAATGAAAACCAGATGCAGGAAATGTAATTTAGAAATTTCAACCATTATACACAAATCTTTTTCGGACTTGGAAGCAAAGAAAAATAAATTATATGCATCTGGTAAACGTGATGAAGCTAGAGCTGTACAGGCTGAATTGGATTTTTTGTACTATGGAATCAAAACGGTTTAAGCTGAAATCGGGAAATAAAATGTTAATTATATGTTAAAATTTTAAAACGTAATACAATACATAAATAAACGTTGTATATTTGTCTCAGCAATAAAGCGAAACACTAAAACTAAATATTATGACAACTATCACAACATCAGATTTAAAATTAGCAATCTTAAATGGTAAAGCCTTACAAACACAACAGTTTACAGCAGGAGACGGTAAATTGTATACTAATACTGAAAAAGGAAATTTAATTTTTGTTAGAAATATTTCAGGTAAATTTTTCTCAGTAGCTAAATATATTTAAAATGGCACAACAATTAAAAATTAACCGCTCCGATAACAGGGGCGGTTCAAAACCAAAAACCAGCACTAAGAAAATGTTTTCTTACCGCGTAGAGGAATCAGAACACGAATTACTTAAAGAAATAGCGATATATTTGAATAAGTTAAAATAATGTTAATATTATAAAATGTAATACAATATATCAAAAACATTCGTATCTTTGAATATAATTTTAAACCAAAAAATATATTATGAATACGAAAGAACAAAATCCGGAACTTGATTTATTAATTTTGCAATCACTTGCTGCAGGATTAGAACAAAAAGAAATTAGACAGCACTTCGTTAAAATGGGAATTACTCCAAATTCGATATCGATTATTGAAAAGCGAATCAAAGGATTAAAAGAAGAACATAAAGCAAATACATTATTTCAACTTGCTTTAATTGTAAAAAGAAAAAACATTATCTAAAACAACCAAAGCCGGTGTAAAAGCCGGCTAATTAAAAACATTAAAACATCATGCTACATTTATCTAAAAACAAAGAAGTAAAAAGATTAAGCACATGGGAATCTGCTTTATATCTTGTAATTGGAATATTAATCGTTTTAATTCCTGTCCTTATTTGGGGCGATACTAAATAATGGAAAAGTTAGAACTAAAACACATCGCGGTTTGGCTATTGATATTAACATTTTAAATAAGTAATTATGGAATTTAAAGGAACAAAAGGAGAATGGATTAATACGTATCCAATTATTACATCTGATGAAGAAGATATTTGTGAAATATTCGTTCATTTAGATGCTTACATGGATAATTCAAACGCAATATCTGAAAAAATAGCAGAAGCCAACGCAAAACTAATTGCATGTGCTCCGGAAATGTTGGAAATTATAAATGAAATAATTGAGTCTATAAAAAATGAAGACATCATTATAAAAGATAATACTGATAACGATGGATTTGAAGCAAGAGGATTTTATTTTTTCAATAAACTAAAAAAATTGTCAGAAAAAGCAACAACAATTTAACCAAGTAAATTATTAGGGATGGAAAATCAAGAAATGGTTACAGTAGAATTTAAGTCGATTCAAACATTTAGATGTTTATTGTCGGAATGGAAAGAAATGGGAGGTTATAAAGGGTTTTTAAAATATCTTGCTGTGTTTGCTGGAGAAATTAAAAAAGTAAAATACGAACTCCTTTCAATGAGTGAATACCCAACGCAAGAATGGGAAGGATAACAAAACCTAAATACTAATTATAAATAAAGTAGATTATGGAAAAAGTAATTTTAAAGTCAATGGTTGATTTTGTTTTGGAGCAAGATGAAGAGCCAATACTAGGTCTTATTAGTCATGATTATAGAAAAATAAGAAGATACGCTAATTTTTTAAACAAACCATTAAATTTAGGAATGTTTGTTCCCTGTGATTCAAAAGGAAATGTTTTAGTAGAGCCTAAAAATACTTACTTAAATGATTTATCAAGTGAAGAATCTACACATAGACTAAATTTATTAAAAGAATACCAAGAAGCAAAAGATAGGGTGATTTTTGATGGTTTTGAAGTTTTTAGGTCGGTATCGGCTTTGATTTCTTTCAGTAAAGTGAAAAATGGATTAGGTAGATTAGACTGGAATAAAGAAGGTAATTTTATGATGGGATATACAGAAGAATCGACAATAGAGGATTTATACAATAGCCATTATACGGATTTAGAACTAACCCCAACCGCACAAAAACAACTCAAGCTATGAATGAAAAATTCTCAGAATGTCAAAGACCGTTTTCGCCATGTTGGTGCGAAACCCGTCAAAACAATCCTCATTGTAAAAATGCTCCTAGTGTGCCTATTGATGATCCAGTTTTTATAATCATCATGATATTTTTAGGCATGTGCTGTTTTTTATTGAAACCTAGAAAATTAAAGTAAACATGAGTAAAGGAACAAAATCACTAATAACATCGGCATCAATAGCAATATTAATTTTAATATATTTTGGATTATGAAAACTAAAGAAGAAGTAGAAGAAAAACTATGCGCATTAAAAAAGATATTAAAAGAAACTCTTGAAACAAGGTATGAATATGTTGATAAAAAAATTAGAGTAGCCTCTATAAAATCTGAAATTGAATTATTGGAATGGATATTGAAGTAAGCATTTTAAACAATCCAATTAACTTTGTGATGGTTTTTTGCTTTTTATGTTGGAAATGTGTAATTTTGGGGTATGGCATACGATATAGAAAATACTTTTAAACAGATACTTTTATCGATTGAAGAAGGCAATTCTTTACGCGCTACTTTAAAGCGAGAAGGTATGCCGACAAGTACCACGTTTTATGAATGGATAGATAACGACAAAGAAAAAGCTTTACATTACGCGCGCGCGTGTGAGAAACGAGCAGATGCAATATTTGAAGAAATATTAGATATTGCAGACGATTCAAGTAATGATTTTTCGTTAGCCGATATCGGGGATGGGATTCAAATAGAAAAGTTTAACTCAGAACATGTGCAAAGAAGTAAGTTGCGTGTTGATGCTCGTAAATGGGCTATAAGCAAAATGAATCCAAAGAAATACGGTGATAAAATTCAAAATGAACACTCAGGAGAAATTACAACAAACATAATTTCATTAGGAACCGGAATCAAACCAGATGAATCTAATACCTAAGCAAGAAAACGCTGTTTACTACTTAAAAGACAACGTTACAAAAGAATTGATTTACGGAGGTGCTGCGGGCGGGGGAAAATCTGCTTTAGGCGTTTTGTGGCTTATAGAGCAATGCCAAACATATCCAGGAACTCGTTGGTTAATGGGTAGATCAAAATTAAAAGCATTAAAAGAAACCACTTTAAATACTTTCTTTGAACTTACTACAAAATTAAAAATATCAAATCAATTTAATTTTAATGCTCAATCAGGAATAATTTATTGGAGCAATGGATCTGAGATACTATTAAAAGATTTATACTTATACCCTTCAGACCCAAATTTTGATAGTTTAGGATCATTAGAAATAACAGGAGCATTTATTGATGAGTGTAATCAAGTAACGTATAAAGCGTGGCAAATCGTTAAGTCTCGTATTCGTTATAAAATCAAAGAATTAGGAATATATCCTAAGATTTTAGGAACGTGTAACCCCTCTAAGAATTGGGTTTATGCTCAGTTTTATTTAAAGGATAAAAACAAAAGTATTGATAATGATAAACAGTTTATCCAGGCTTTGCCAAAAGATAATCCGCATTTACCACAATCTTATTTAGAATCATTATTATCGCTTGATGAAAATAGCAAGCAACGTTTGTATTATGGGAATTGGGAATATGATAATGATCCTGCTAAACTTATAGATTACGAAAAAATACAAAATATATTTACTAATGAATTTGTTCCGTTTGGAGAGTATTTTATTAGTGCGGATATTGCGCGTTTTGGTAGCGATAAAATGGTTATTAATGTTTGGTCAGGGTTTAGGGTTGTTGAAATATATACCTTAGCCAAATCAAGTGTAACCGAAACTGCAAAAGCTATTAAAGATTTATCAATTAAATAATACTTAAAGTGAACCAGTAATAATTATTTAATTATAGATATACTCTAATCTCAATAGACAAGCCACCAACAACACCATCTGACTCTACATCTACTGAATTTGTAGCTCTTAATGTTACAAAATTGGCATTTGTAATACCAATACCTTTTTTATTTGTGGCGTTTGCGCTTGCGGATGTCGCAAAACATACCGTCTTATTAAACGCAAAAGCACCTGTCAAGG